CGGGCCGTTGTTAGTTTTTGACTGGACATTGTGTAACCCCCGTAATGTGTGATTTTAACGCTATGCGTTTATTGTGAAACATCATTAAAGCGTTTATTTCATTAACTGCTTTAACGTTGTAGGTTTTTATATCGTCCCTAGTTCCCCAGGTCGTATAAGTAACTACATATTCACGTAATACATTAAACTTACTAATCATTTGACATAATCCAATTTAAACAACGCTTTTAATATGTCCCGTACAAATTCACGGTCCATAGTATCGCCGTAAAAAGGTTTATCTTTATACTCACGGTCAGTTAAGCGGTATATTATAGCCTCGGCTATTTGTAAAGGGGTAGCCCCCATGTCAAAAATACCGCCTGGGCCGTAATAACTAGTGACATAATCAATAAAACCTAGACCAAAATGTAACTCTTTTGGCTCTTGTAATGCTCTAAAAATGCCCATGATTATTTAATAGTGTTTAAACTTACTTTTGGAGACATAACTAGTTCAATAGTAAAGCCAAGTTTCTCAAGTGCTCTGAAGTCGTAACGGTCAAGTGTTTTCTTTTTTGTTAGTGCTTCGAGTGCTTCGGCCTGGGCCTGGTCTTTTACATAGTTGTAGTCTGTGCCATACTTTGTTTCTATGTAAACTTGAATAACTTTGTTTGTGTCTGTTTGTGCAGTCATAATTAAAGGGTGAATAAATGACAGTTTGATAAGTAACTCTTAACGAGTACTTAATATTTATAGTGCCAGTACTTACAGAATAAAGCAAATATAAAAAGGGCGGGTAACCGTACAAAGTAGCAACAAATAATAAACGCTCACAGATCCCCACTAAACAACAAAACAATATAAGCAAAATGTAAAAGGATAAACAACCAGGCAACGGCAACCAATACAACAAAAACAACAACAAAAAAGCCAATAAACAATATAAAAAACGCTCAAAACGCAGTCATAGCCTTGTTGTGAGCCAGTTTAAGAGACTAGCGACAAGCAAAAACGGCAGGCCGCCCTGGGGGTTGCGTCCTTGGGCGTGCGTCTGTAATAGGCTTAACAAATTTATGTTATTTTTTATCGACCTCTCCTATGCTCATTTCCCAGCCATCATCAGTCTTTTTCATCACTACAGTTGGTTTTTTGACCACATCTAACACTTCTTTCTTATAATTACTTATAGCCTCATCCACAGTTTGCTTAGTTCGTATGCTAATATACTGTTGTTCTATCCCTATCAAGTAACCCAGTATGATCCAGTTCAATGGTTTCCAAGGAGTCTTCAGACTCTTGTAGATACGTCTAAAACGATCTAGTTTTAACTTAGGCATATATCATGTATAATACGTAATATCACTATCTAATTATTACAGTTCGTTTACTTAGATAGAGAGAGGTGCTTTAAAGTAATATCATTAACGGATATTAAAGTAAAGAGGAGGTTGTGTCTCCCCTTTACAGAGAAAGAAGTCCACCCTTCTCCTTCCCCCTCTTATTCCGACCTCTGCCTAAGTCCAGGTGGGGACTGAGTTCCCGTCAACGTTACCCTGGGCTTGTTGTCTTTGGTTTACATCCATCCCTAACACTAGATGATTAGCACTTGACTGTGGGTCATCTAGGAAAGCTTGTAGTATGTCATCCCACTCTTCACGTTTACGTAGTTTGATCTGTTCGAGAGCTGAAATAGATAATGCATCGGTAAAGTATTTAACGCCTTGAGCTAGACAGTCTATTCTGTCATCATGTCTCACTGCAAACTTCATACGACACATACGGCTCATCTGGTAAAAGAGCATATAGAGGAGCCTACTTTCAGGTGAACTGTCTTTGTTCGAGCTGTAATCCCACTCAATAACCCCACGGTCAACAATAAGACGATGCTGGTTAAGAATAGGTTCAAGCGAGTCAATGATTCTGTCTTCTTTCCGAACATTTGCACGAACCTCATCAATAAGAATCTGTTGTTTTGTTTGTTGTATATGTTTTTTAAATAATTCACTTACGATACCATCTCCGAAGTTTGTTTCGATAACCAATGTTGTAACGTTATACTTTTTGCAACCTTTAAGGATATCGAGCAAGGTATTATCACTGTACCCATCTCTGTATGCTCGCATTTCATGCAAATAGAGGAACCCGTTTTTTTGGGATATATAGGCAGCAGCAGTTTCATCTGTTCCTCGCCCTGATGGGTCAACGGAGCAGATTGTTTCATCATACTCTGTCCATTCTCCTTGCAGTTGCATAGGCGAATAGAAATAATCTCCTGGAAGTCCAACGGTAGGTAAGTCTTTAAGGACGTTTCTGGGATCGGAGCACCATATGACATTGTCGGGTGCTTTAGTAGGATTAACACTAGTAACAATGAGGTCAGCCATTTTAAGAGGGAACTTCTCAGCGTCACTAAGAGTTGTGTCAAGTTGGAACTGTAGCATGAAGTTACTACGTCCCATTGCTGCTTCTCTTTGTAGGAGATCTTCGTCACTAAATCTGTCTGGATCTGTGCAGTCTCCAGCTGATGCTCCATTGTCAATGTCTTCCTGTAGTTGTGGTGCTAGTAGTCCCTCGTATGGCGTTGAATCTTTAGGAAAACGAGCTGGCCATACAAAGGGACGGTAGTTCCGTTCAGCAAGTTTTCTATATACTGTAAAAGTAGTCTGGGGTGTTCCCAGATACATAATGCGACTATCATCATTAGGTGTAAGAATAGATTCGGCTTCAGTACAGAGCTGTAAGAGTTTTTCTCTCATCAGTTCTGTCATACTATTTCCTGGTACTTCTATATCATCTAGAATCATGAGGTCAGCTCTAGATCCAGTTAATTGACCAGTGATACCCACAGACTTAACTGAGGGTGCCTGGTGAGGTGCACAGTTAACATCAAATGATATACGTGACCAACGTGCATCATCACTTTTAGGCTGTAGATGCTTGAGCCACTGTGTCTCTATAATTAGTTTCTGTAAAAATATAGACATGTTATCTGCTCTTTCTTTAGATGCAGATATAATCATTATCTTTTTTTCTGGATCTTTGAACAAGGTCCATAACACAAAAGCACCAGTAATCCAAGATTTACCAACACCTCGAAAAGCTTGAATCTGGAGTCTCTTGGGTCCTGATTGTAAGTAGTCTGCGATGGCATATTGTGCTCTAGTAGGTTGGGGTAGATCAAGCTGGTCCCACAAAGCTTGCAGAAACAGCTTGAAATCGCCCTGTAAGGCGGTTAAAACGTCACTCATATGCAATATGATCTAATATTCTTTTCTCTCGCTGTGGGATGTGTCCAAACGTGCTACGCATCCAATACAGCCAGTTCATACTACCTTTATCCTGATTACATTTTCTACATGCGGGTACAAGATTTGATTGTAAATCTTCTCCGCCAAGTGTTTTAGGCTTGACATGGTCAAGTGTAAGTTCGTGTAATTCATAATTTCCTCCGCAATAAACACATGTACAGTTGAAGTGCTCTTTGATAGCTCTTCTCCAGAGCCGTTTAGATTCTGAACTTGTCATGGTTATTAAGTTGTGTAAGTAATGTTCTGGACTAGGTAGTAAAGGGGTCATTTTTTAGTTCTGCTTTGTCTGTTTTTAGATCTGTGTTGTGGTCTACCACTGGTTTTGCTGCCTTTATAATGTGCTGCATCCATTTTGGAACCTTTTGGTATCTCTAACTTAGCTCGAAGCTTTTGTGCATTTTTAATAATGCTTTTACCCTTATCAGTTTTATTGTATTTAGTTTGCTGAACTAAACGTTTCTGTCTAGCTTTTTTATTTTTACGATAATATTCAGCGGTTTCTGCCATATAATCTCCTTTGAACTAGATCTGGGTCTACTTCAGGTAATACGTTTGCTAATTTTGCTAATGGGTTGCCTTCGTATGCAACACCGCTTATATCATTTGCTTTCAGCCAATCACAGGCTGCTTTTAAATCTTGGGTAGTTGCCTCACCACCCTTAACTCTATCTAAAAACTCTTGTGTGACCAACTGATGCAGTTCGTTAAACTGTGATTCAGTTGCTTTGTTCATTATTCTATGTCTAATCCTTTCTTGACCATAACTAAAACTTTGTCATCAAGACTGTTGTCACTTTGCTCTACAAGTTTTTCTAGGATATCTACGATAAAAAATTTAAATTTATCGCTTTTTAAAAAGGTTAAAACGATTGGTTTTAGTAGTGCTAACATCTTTCTTTGGTAATAATGATTGTATAGGAACAATGTCGGAACATAATCCGTAAACTCTTGTCCCAGGGCGGATTGTAAAGCCCTTTTGTTGTAGTTCTGCACATTTTAATGCACGAACAAGTTCATAGTCTAAACGCATTTTTTCTTCTTGTCGTTTAGCTATATCTTTGCATTGTTTTAAACCCTCTCTGTCAAGTGGTACCATGAAATTTATTTGAAACCCCCAATTTTCATTTAGCTGATAGCTTGAAGGATACAGTTCACGTGTATCTTCGTCTGCTGAGTAGGGGTTTACATGGTTACCCATATAAAAAGGACTAAAAGTCATTGTGCTTCCATTACATTGTATGGATGGTCCATATGATTGTCTAGAAGACGCTCCATTGTTTTGAAATTGTATTGCCGAATTGGTCACATTTCCAGTCGCTGCGGCCACTGGATTGGAGCTGTTATTGACTTTTGGCTCTTCAGCTAGTACTGGACTTACTGAGAGAATACAGAGAGCGAGGTAGTTGTAGAGTTTATAGTGTAGTTTCTTGTTGTATCCCACTGCTCTACTACGCCAGCTGCTCTGGTTGTTACTTCTAAGTTCCAAGGTAATGTATTGTCAGTTACAGTAAATACAGCATCTCCTCCAGATATTCCAGCACTAGCTGCTGCTGATATATTACTACCACTCCAGGTATTTACGGCAGCTCCGAACACCTGACGTTGTTCTGTTTCGACAATTGTTTGAGTGGTAGTAGTCGTACTATTCATAGACCCTGTAGTAAACTGAGGGGTTACGACATTTGCTCTAGCTATGCTGGGTGATAACAAGGCTAACAGAATGATAATTTTTTTCATTGTTTTGGTTTATCTTCTTTTGACTTTTTGTTACCTGTAGACAGCCCAAAAGTGGCTAGTGCCCCCGTAAAAATCGAGGCCACGAACGTGATATCAGACGATGCACCTAAAGGTTTTCTAACCATAGGTAACTCTACATAATTAAGAGTGATAATAAATCCACTCCAAATGACAACTCCTAGACGCACCATTGCACCTAGTATTTGCATCTGTTCATCATGGTCATCTACATTTTCTTTTAGTTTTTTTAGGAAACTTTTGGGTTGTCCTTTGATGACCTTATCTTCTTCCATGCTGTTTTTAGTATAGGTTTCATTGCAGTTACAACCCATTTAAAGGCTGCTGTTGCTGTAAGTGTTGCAGCTACAGAAACGACTGCTGTAGTAGAAGCCGTTATAAGTATTTCATTTTCTGGTAAAGGCATTTTGACATCAATAATAGGTATATCAATTTGCCTTATGCCAGTAGGTGCTTCTTCTGTAGCTTCTGGTTGTGTACCCTCTGGTTCTCGAAGATCGCTTGGAGGAACAACTAAGGGTACATAACTAGGTACGTCAGCAGTGGGTAGAGGTATAGATATTGTTTCAAACTTTTGTACAGGTGGTAATTTTATAGTAGGCAATTCTATGCTGCTATCTCCATAAGTATTAAACTACTTGCCATTCTTGGAGAACGGGCATCATTACTATTATCTCCATCCCTGTTTATATAAATAGCAGTTCCTGATAAGTGATTCCACTGTATAGAATATGTAATTGCTGTTCCAGCAGCTTGAGCTGGTGAATCAATTGCATTACTTGACACTTGTGCTACTTGATGATCTCCATTGTTACCAAAGAAGTCTTCAGCTCCATAAGAAAATCTTCCTCTACTACCATCTGCATCTCCCCTGTATATCTCGCCTGCTGCACCTCCACTTATTGACCTATATAAATTTAAGCCAACATGATCACCATAATTTCCAGAACTTAATTTTAGATCCATCATAACTAATATTGTGCTATTAGCTTGCAATGTGGTAATTGTAGGTGTCAAACCAGAAATATTTGCTGGAGTTCCTGATGTTGTTGATGCGGTATCAGTTTTAACTGCTGAAACAACTTGAAGGATTTTACCAAAACTACTGTTAGTTGTTAAGCTAGTTGCGGTTAAATTTGGAATAGTAACACTTCCATTAGAAGCTAACGTAATCCCGTCAGTACTAGCTGACGAGTTACGTATTGCGTCTACGATTATTCGAGACATTGTTTACCTTCCTATGGTTTTGGGTGATCCTTCTTAACCTTTGCAACGTGATCTTTCCATGTAGTAGTTCCGTTTACTGCGTCCCAATACTGCATGTCGAGCTGGTCACCTATTGAGGCAAAAGCTGCTTGTCTATCAGATTTATATTTGATTGCTGCTGCCGCATCGTCTAATGCTTTGCGAGCTGCTACTACTTTGGCGTTGTCAAGTGTTACTGACTTGCCGTCTTTGTCAAACGCTCCAGCGGAGTCGTCTATTGAAACTACGATGCCTTTATAGCTTTCGTAGATTGCTTCATGATCTAATGCCATTGTTGTTAAAAAAAATTGTTTGTTAAGCTACTTCTAAAAGAGTTATTTGTGAAGTTGGACGAGGAAGATAGTTTGCGTTCGTATCTGTATGTGCCATATTCACTTTAATGTAATATCCTGGATCGTATGGTGTAGCGGCTTGTATTTTATAAGTCGTTGCAGATGTTGTATTCGGAGAATCTAAATAAGAAGTTCCGTAACTTTTACATTCATAAGCTGCTAAAGTTGCAACAGCTATAGTACAACTTATTCTGCTACCGTCAGTGCCCCCTTTAAAAATATCAGTGCTTCCTCTTAGAAGATTTATCATTCCATAGTTATTACAACCAATGGATATATTAAAAGTTACTAAAATTTTACTAGAAGTTGATGAGGGGGTTATTGTTGCTGATAGTCCTGTTACATCTGTAAAAGATTGGGACTGAATAGATTGAGTATTAGTTTTTGTGGTTTGAACAACTTGAAGTATTTTACCAGCAGTGGTTGTTGTAGCTATCGTACCGTTTACATCTGGCAGAGTTAAAACTCTATGTGCACCACCTGTTGTTGATGCTGGTGCCTGTAAAGATACTGACCCAGAAGTAGAGCCGACTAATTTTACGGTCATGCTGCCACCTCCATTGCAGATATTCTGGAAGTATATCTATTATCATATTCTGCATTATCATTTCTATCTGGAACAGTTCTATTTACATATCCTGTGTAAGAACCAGCTCTTGAAGTACTTTGTAATTTGTAAGTAGTTGCAGAAGTTGTATTTGGACTATCTAAAATTTGTCTAGTATGATGATGTATATAACCGTTAGCGTTTGAGTCAGAAGCGTTAGTACCGTAAGTACTAAAGAAGTTTCCTTGATTAGACTGCTTACCAGTTGCAGTATTGCCAATTTCAGTAGAACCTCTTAAAAGTTTAAAATAGCTTACCCAATAGTCACTTGAAGCTACTACATCAATTAAAACTAAAATTTTACTTGATGATGATGACGGTGTAATTGTAACAGCTAATCCAGTTACATCAACAAAAGTAAAATCTGCGTTTGTACTCCATGTATCTGTTTTTTCTACTTGTTTTACTTGTAGAATTTTACCTGTATCTATACCTGTTAAATTACTTCCACTAAAAGTTGTTGCAGTTACTAAACCGGTTGTTCCGTTTATTGTTACTGGCATTTTAAATAATTGTCCATGTCTCGCCAGAACCTACAGTGACTGTAGCTCCTGAGTTTACTGTGATTGGCCCGAACGTACCAGCATTATGATTATTAGTAATCGTATAGCTAGTAGTTACTGTAGTGCCGTTCTCCCAAAAGATTTTGTCCGACCCACCACCGCTAGCACCAGCAGCAGCTTCAGCCCATGTAAGGCCGCCAGCTGCACTGGACTTAGCAGTTAGTACATAATCATTCGTAGGAGTATTATCTATATTAAGATCGGCTTCTTTGATAGAACCATCTTTGATTCCGTCTCCACCTGTTATTTGTGTTAATGCCATTAGGCTCCTACCTCCATGACTGTAAGTGTTGAAGTATATCTTGGCCCCGCATCACCATCAGGGTCAGTTTGTGATCTATTTATGTAAAGACTTCTATTGTATCCAGTACTTTTTTGCGACATCTGTATTTTTATAGTATGAGCATTTGCATTACTAGCATTTACTAAATAGTCAAAAGCCATAGCA